ACCTAAATCTACTTCAGCTAATCCATCTACATCTACAAAAATACCATCAGGTACCATGCGAGCTAAAACTTGTTGGAGTTTTAAGTGAGTTAATTGAATCATATCAGCAAAACCTGTAATACGACCCACTAGTGATTCTATTCTACCTTTGTACATTCGAGGAGCACAAATAGCATGATTCATATAAACCTTAGTTGTATCAGACACAGGACGTGTCATGTTTTCTGCCATCTTCCATTGCAACATCAAAGGATGACCTAATATTTTAGCTCCAGTATATAATACTTCTATAGTTCTAGAAACTCTTTTGAAATTGTCATTTTCTGGAGGATTAAAAGAAGAGGTTTTTTGTAAGGCTTTTTCTAATCCATGATCAGTATTTTTAATTTTAAATACTTGATCTATATAAGTTTTGTATTCAAAATACAATACTTGAACAGTTTGATTATCATTTCTACCATTCCAATTTCTTAAATATTCTGCATTACCAGGATATTTTTGAATTTCTTCCATTTCCTCTTTAGTTAAATAAGGAAATTGAGTTTTTAATTGAGATATTTCTACTGGTTTTACTTCTCCTACGTAAAATAAATCTTCAAAATTAGGATCTTCAGTATAAGAATAAACTAAATTAGCTGGATCTACATATTCTACTACTATTCCATTACTTTTGTTCCAAGAAGTTTTAGCTGCTCCAATTCCTAATACTGTTAAATCATAATTTATCCTTCTATTAATATCTTCATATTTATTTTTAGTTAAAGTTTGATCTATTAATTCTTCTTCAGCAATTTCAATAGATTGTTTATAATCTAATTGTAAATGTAATTGTAAATCTTGTTCATCTTTTATACCTGCTTTTTTGGTATTAGGATGAGTAAAATCTTGTCCTACTTCTTTTTCAATTCTAGCTAAAAGATCTTTTTGTTTTATATCTCTCGCTAATCTCTTTGCGTATTTAGTTCTAGCTTCTAAAGAAGTGGGATCTTGAGCATATGCGTTAATAGAATAATTTCTACTAGAAATCCCATTAACTACAATGTCAACAAACTTAGATATAACAGGAACAGGTTGCCAATCTAAATTTAAATAAGACAAGTCTCCATCTATTGCTAATTCATCTTTGTATTTTTGTACTGGTTGTTCTCCTCTAGCATATAATCTTAATCTATGGTAATTAGTAAAATTAGTTGCATATCTAAATCCTAAACCACGGTAATTTCTAAACCATTCTCCTTCAATTGCTCTTCCTACTTGTAGTCCATATTCTATTGAATCTTTTACCTCTTGGGAAACAACTTGATCTGGAAAGGAACTATATGTTGTAGTAGTAATCATCTAATCTATTATTTTTGAAAGTGAACCTTTATTATTATACTTCTTTATTCCTAAGTTTATTTTTTTCATAGATCTATCAGGTATAGGTTTATATAAATTTCTATTGCATCCCATAATCGCCAAACCGGAACTTATAGATGCATCATGTTTTGTTCTATTATGAAGATTAAATTTAGACCAATCATCTAAAGTCCGTTGGAAGTACATATCTCCACACGTTTCTTTTTGTAATCCCACGTATTGTTCAATATATGATTCAATAGCTGCGGCATGAGATTGTTTAATATCTTCACTGGAATTAGGAATTCCACCTATTTCTTTCTCTGTAACTGATAATTTATTCCATGTTTTATCAGGTCGATTCATAGAAAACCCTCTATATCCTCTTCTTTTTAAATAATATAATAATCTAGGTTTATTATTTTCTGCTAAAATTGGCATTCCATAAAACACTAACGCCATTAAAACATCTTCAAAGAAAACCTCAGCGGTTTGAGGTCTACAAATATATTCTAAGAAAAAATGATTTGGTGGAGCATCTTCCATGCTGAATTTCGTTAATCCATGAAGCGATCCATTTGACCCTTTACCATCGACAGTACCAGAAATATCGTAACTATCACATCCAAAAGTGCCCATATGTTCATTAGCAGGCCATTTAATTCCATTTCTTAATATTACTTTGTTTTGTAAATGTTTACTAGGAAGCCAAGATACATAAAATCTTCCATCACTATTGGGACTAAAAATTACCTGAGTATCTTTTACCCCATTAGCCCACTGAAAATTTCCTTTAGAAACATTAAGTCTATTTTCAAATTCTTCATTATAATCTATTTGTTCATAGATTTTAACTAAATTAAATAAAGATTGTTTTGTTTCATCTCTAAATGCGTGTTTTTCAGTACGTGGAAATTGTCTATAAAATTCATTTAAACCGTCTTGATCATTTTTTAATCCATCAGCTTCATTCTCCCAATGCTCTATAACTCCGATATCAATAGGGAATCCATCAATACCTCGTATGGTTTCTTTTGGAGTGTCGAACACAGGTAGTCCATAAGTATCAATGTATCCTTCGTAGGACCATTCCATAGGAATGAATAAACTATATAATCCTGAACTTGTTTGGCCGTTTCTGTTTCTTTTGGTAACATTGGATGAATCATAAAGCTTTTTAAAATTAGTTCCTCCTTTATCTAAAGCATTGCTTGTAGATCCCATCATACATTTTCCTACTATTCTACTACCTAGTCTTAATGTAGTTTTTGTAACTCTCCAGTTATTTAATATATTATCAGGTCTCTCCCACTTTCCACTTTCATCATGAGCTAAAATTTTTAACTTTTCACCATCATAACTATTATCTCCAGTATTCTTCCAATCTATAGTAGTATCTAATCCTTCTAACTCTCTTAGTTCTTCTTGGACTTCCAACTTGCGACGTGTAAGTTTAGATGCCGGGACCCTATATGCCAATTCGGTTTTAGGACGATCCATACCATCCTGGATCGGTTTAAAGAAGAATGGATAATTAACCGAGATTGGTACAACTTTATCTGTGAACATTTTTTTAGCATCTGCTCCAGTCTTTGATAAAATCCCGTATCTACTATCGGATGATATTGTAGCCTCATTAACGAGTTCTGCTGATGCCATAAATGAAAATCCAGATCGTCGGTTTTTAAGATAACATATTCCATAACAGCGGGTGTCTGCTTTGCAAGCTTCCCAAAATATAAAGAATAATCTATTTGATTCTCTATAGTCTGGTGCACCCACGTCAATTTTTGACCATTGCAAGTACATGTAATGAGTACCTGTAATATAAATAGGTTTACCATTATTATAAAACCAAAAACCTTTTTCCCGTCTATTAAACTCTTCATCAATATAATTCCACCATTTTTCTCTAAATTCTTGAGGATATTTTTCCCAATCAAATCTATTTTTAATTTTACTTAATTCTTTTGGATAATCTGCTTTCTCCCAATATTGATCTTCTTTTTTTTCACTACGTTTATACGGTTCAGAGATTGCTGGTAAAGCAATGCGGAGATTTTGTATTTCGATAATTTTTCCAATCGTTCCATCTTTACTTATAACAATAAAATCATAATCCTTATTATATCCATATTCCCATTTTTTTGCTTTATTGAGATTTTTTAAAATTTTAGGATTTATAATATCTTCTACTTCTTTCCATAAAGTTTGAATATATTTCATTTACTCCTCCCCTCAGCAAAACCTTTAAATGATCTTTCTTCTTTAGTTTCTTCTTTAGGTTTATCTTCTAACATAGCCTTTTCATCATTAATACGATTAAGAATTTCAAAAGCATCAAAAATAGCTAATTTTTTAGTTGCTGCAGCATTTTTTAATCTATCAGCTGATACGTCATCTCCTGAATCTACAATAGGTTCTTTAGCTACTTTAATAAGTTCTTCAACTGCTATGTGCCCAGCTTGGATTATATTTTTCTTCGTTTCCTTTGTGTTCATGTGTTAAAGCTATATCATTAGATTTCATACAATATAAACGTTCTCCATTAAATACAAATTCAAACTCTGAATTAGGTGTAAAAGTAACTAATGTATTTATATCAATATTTTTTTTAAGTAAATAAGAATTAGTATATTTAATTATTCCAGTAAGTTCTTTTTCTTTATTAATTTTAAAGTTATCTGTTTCTTTAATAGGAGATACAAAACAGTAATTTAAATTACAAATCCATTTATCTATATTTTTATAAAGATAAATTTGATCAAGATCACAAAAAAATAAATCATTTTTAAAATAAGAAGCACTATTTTTTATTTTACCTCTTACATCATAAAACTTTCTAAATACATTATGATGAATTATTATGTTATCTCCTACTTGAATAGATCCTTTATAAAGTTTAGGAAGTGAAACTACAGTAGCTTCTTTACTAACAGCTTGAAATGTTTCTAATTTAGTATTTACAATAAGATCTTTATTTCCGACTTTTATAATATTATTATATCTATTATGTTTAGGTTTTACAATAAATCTATATAAACTCTGCATCAGTAAGTTAAATCAAATTCTACTGCTATAGCCATTTGAGAATTAAACTTTTTCCATGGTAAAACTTCATCATTTTTCTTTATATAAATAAAATATTCTCCATCTTCTTCAGTGCTAATAATATCACAAATAGTATGTCCTCCATAAACTTCTTGACCTACTGCATAATGCATAGCTTCATTTTTATAGTCAGTACCAATACTTATTTTCCTAATTTTACTTGACATCACTAACAACTTCTTTGGGTTGTTCTATTTCAGTATACGTCCCTGTTTCTAAATCTATATTAACAGCTCCATATTCATCTTCAAGTTCTTTTTTAGTAGCTTCTACTTCAATATTAACTTCTGCTATTTTGTGTAAAAAATTATGTTTTTGAGCTTCTAACAACCCTATATCATTAATTAATCCAGTTAATTTTTGTTGTTGTTCTCTAATTGTATTTAATTGTTCTTCTTTAATTTTCATCATTTTATTTTATTTTATTTAATATTTGCTTTTAGTTTGGCTTCTTCTATTTTAGTCCAAACTTCTTGCATCTTTTGTTTTAATTCTTCATTCGTAAACTCTGCCATTATATTATTTTTAAGGTAATTGAGTAAATGCAATAAGTACTTGAGGAGCAGGGTCTGAATGTACAGATACTCCATTTATATAAATTTCCATATCTAACGCAACTCCAGCACCGTCCAGGAATCCAGTTGAAGTCACGGCAGCTGTCCATGGTCCATTTGTAGTCATTTGACAAGTTCCAATATCCGTTGGAGCAAAACCTGGAGGATTAAGTATGTATCCAACTTGACTCGGACCTGTTCCAAATGCAGGATCACCTTGATAAATGCCAATGTCAGGCCATGCCCCACCTCCAGCTCCATATAAAGCAGGTCCACACCCAAAACAAGGATAGCCCGGCCATAAAGCATTAGGAGTACCTGTAGCACCTTGTATATCCATATTACCTACA